GGAAAGACTCCGGCGCCAACATTGCCGCGGCCCGGGGCGATATCGCCGGCGCCCGCGTGAAAACCAACGGCGGCACCAACGGCATGGCCGACGTGAGTGCCAAGTACGACCAGTACCTGGCCCAGGCGCAAGCTGGCGACCTTACACCCACCCGCCGGGCTGATCAGGTGCAAGTGGCGGCGCCAGCGGCGGCAACAGGCGCGATCGCCAGCACCATCGCCACACTCAAAGGCGTCGGCAAAGACGGCGCGGCATCGAATTCGGTACCGGGAGCCCCGAGCGTTTCCGGGACACCTGGCATGGCGGGCGCACCTGGTGGAACCGCTGCAGGTGTTCCGCAAGTTGCGGGGATTGCAGGTCGCGCGGCGGCCGCGTTGAAGCCCCAGCCGCTAGGGATGATCCCAATTCCTAACATGGCCATGCCGCCGGTAACGGTTGCAGCGCCAGCCCTCACCAGCCCGGTCGCCCCGGTCGCGTTGAAGATGGCCAGCGTCGAGCCGATCGCCTTGCCGGCGCCGAAAATGCCGAGCTATGCGCCGCCGGCGGCCGATGCCAGCCTGGTGAAGCTGCCCAGCACCCCGCAAGTCACCAAGCCACTGATGGGCGCAGGCAACAACAAGGCAGCGCCACCGCCGGCGGCGCCGATGATCCTCAACCAGGACATGGAGGACAGGCGTATTGCACACGCCGCCACCGGTGGCCTGGGTGGTTCCAGCATGGGCCGCATGTAACGCCAAAACTACGGAAACCGCCGCCTAAACCGGCGGTTTTTGTTTGTCATGATTCCGCTCAATAGACCGTAACCGGTGCCCTATGGCCAACGATGCTTACAACGTGGATTTGCTGTTTCGAATGGTCGCCCATTGGATCGGTACCAAGCCCTTTACCTATCTGGGATCGACCTATGGCGCGCCGACGGAGGAGCTGCTGCAAAAGCCGCTCAGTTCTCCGATCGCTGATGCCTTCCTGGCCAAGATGCGCGACGACATTCCGGTGTTGGCGGCGCTCCCAGCGGGCGTGATCAGCATGTACGCCGAGAACGATGGCATCGATCGGCAAAACATTTACATCGACATTGACGGCTCCGCGGTGAGCCTGAGCGATCTGGGAGAGGTAAGACGTGGCAGTTACTAAAGACGAGTTTTTGCAGGATGCGGTAAACGACATTGCCAGCTATCCGACCATTTCTGCCCGGTACCAGATTGGCGACCCGATGATTATGCAGGGGCTGGCGTCGATGGCGTCGATGCTGGCGCACTTGAGCCAGCAAGTCGACGTGACCGGCGCCGAAGCCTTCACCAAGGCCCGGGACGTGACGGTACGCGCTGACGCCGCGGTAAAGGGCATCTTGCCGTTCGGTACGCCCTCGATCGCCCGTATCAAAGTCACCAACGGCACCAACCAAACCATGCGCATCATCGCCGGGCGCAGCCTGATGGATGCACAGGGGCGTTATTGGGTGGTCACCGGGGGCGCGACCATCCTGGGTGGTGAAGTCGGCTACATGAGCGCCAAGCAGATCCGGGCGCGGACCTTCACCCACGCGGTGAACGCCAACCGTGCGTTTTACACGATCGAGGTGACCAATCCCGATATTGGTTGCATCACTGATATCCGGGTGGACGGCTTCGAGCGCACCAACGACTTCGCCAACATCATGCCCGGCGATAAGGTCTACAACATCAAGTCAGACGAATACAGCGCGCTCAGCGTTCAGTTCGGAGTGTCTACGCTGGCCGGGTACCAGCCGGCGGTGGGCGAGACGCTGACAATCATTGTCGAGGACACCGAAGGCACCCTGGCGCTCAGCGTAGGCATGACGTTCGCCTTTGAATACAACGAGCTGACCACCAGCAGCATCGAATCGCAAATGATCCTGGAGCTGGCTGAGGTGACCCAGCAAGGCGCCGACCCTATGGATATCGCCACCATGCGCGAGGTGTGTTCCTACCCGGCCATCTACGACGAAAGCGCGGTGTTCGGTTCTAACTTCGACTTTGTGATTCGTAAAAAGATTGTGCCCCTGACGTTCCTCAGTACCTGGAACGAGCGCCGTGAGGAGCAAGTGCGAGGGCCAGACGTGCGCAACATGAACACGATTTTCGTGGCCGCGCTCAAGGACGGCACGGCGCAAGAGGAGTTGCACAGCCAGATTGCCCAGATCGTCTATCGAGCCGACACCAGCTACCGCTACCAGTCCGTGCCGGTAGAGGAAAAGGTGGTGGGCGTGACCCTCACCATGTCGATTACCTCGATCTACGACGGCGAGGAGGTCAAAGAGGAGGTGCGCACCCTGATGCTGGACAAGTACGGGCGTGGCTCCGCG